GATGGCTCTGTAGAAACAAAAACAATATCCAACTATACAAGTGGTGGAATTGTAAATGTTTCGTCAAATTTCACTTCAGCACCTGTAACTAATAGTCCATTTATTCTTGAATCAGGAGAGATTGATGTTCAAGCATTTAGGATTGTAGACATAAAAGAAAATAGGAAAAAAACTTTTTCTATTTCGGCTGTTAATTTCAATGAGGGTAAATATGCAGCGGTTGAAGATGGTGAACAATTACCGACAAAAAACATAAACATTCTAACAAGTATTTTGCCATCACCTCAAATCATTGATGGCTCTGATGGAACAAAAGCAATACAAGAAATAATTGTTTTAAATAATAATAGACCTGTTCCAAAGCTTTTTATTGATTGGCAATCTGTTGAGGGTGCATCATTGTACCAACTTATTTATACAAAAGATGATGAAAACCCTGTTGTAGTCAACACACAGGAATCTGAATTTGAAATATTACCATCTGAAGCTGGCACTTACAAAATTCAAATTTATACAATAAATTCAAATGGTGAACGAAGTGCAAGTCCTACAGAGGCAATTATTAACACTGCTGGATTAACTGCTCTTCCAGAAAATCCAACAAATTTTGAAATTGAACCTATAAACAATGCACAAGTAAAATTATCATGGACAAAAACAACAAGTCTTGACGTTGAATTTGGAGGGTCTTGTGTTATAAGACATTCTCCAAACTCCTCATCATCTGCAACTTTTGCTAATTCAAGCGATCTTAATGAAAATATAAATGGATCAACAAATGAAATAATTTTACCAGCATTAACAGGGACTTATTCTTTAAAATTTCGTGATTTAGGTGGTAGGCTTTCAGCTACAGAGGCAAAAGTTGAACTCGCTTTGCCAGAAATGGCAGATGAATTACAAGTTATTAGTCAAAGAGAACAGACTGCTTTTAGTGGCACAAAAACAAATGTGACTGTAAGTTCAAATGCTTTACAGTTAACAGATCCAGCATCAAATCTTACAGGATCATATGAGTTTGCATCTGTTTTAGATTTTGGGGCAGTATTTCAAAATATAAGATTAAAAAGGCATCTTAAAGTCGAAGGCTTTTTTGTTTCAGATCAATTTGACTCTATTCCTGACTTAGATGCCCGATTGAATTTTGATGGCACTGGAAGTGATCGACTAAAAAGTAAATTACAAGTCCAAACATCACAGGATAACTCAAGCTTTACAACCGCACAGAACTTGTTTAATGGATCATTTAGTGGAAGAGCTTTTAAATTTACAAGCAACATTATTTCTGTTGATACAAACGAAAATTTAAAAATAACTGAGCTAGGTTTTGATGCTTTCTTGCCATCAAGAACAGAAAACAAATATCAGTCAGGAGGAAATATTATCAGCACACCTTTGCAATCAGGAACCTCATCTGGTGGCTTATCAGTTGTCTTTGGTAAGCCATTCTTTACAGGAACAAGTGCAATAGGTGGCTCAACTACTGCGTTTTTGCCATCAATCGTCATAGCTCC